TTTATAGTACCTAAAATACTGATTACCGATAGCACCATAAGCAGAGTTGAGTGAGATCTTCTTAGCCATCTGGATATTGTTGCACCGGGCAATCTCTTTCTCCAGTGCCTTAGTGGGTGTCTTCTCATATTGCTGCTTTGCTTGAAGCATTCGCTTCTTGAAGATTACCCGTTCGTTATACATCTTGTCCATAAGTTCTGGTAGGAACCCACGAACATCTTTGCGATACATTGCCCCATTGGCACATACAGCATTATCACTGTATAGTTCAAAGTTTATCTCTTCATCAAGTATTTTATCAACTGTTGCTGTTGGATGTCTTTCATCAAGTAACGTCTCTGGAGAGATGTTGTACTGCATGATAAGATGAGGATAAAGAGAGTTAAGATCGAAACTGACAACCCAATCATACTTTCCCGGAATCGGTTCCTTAACATAAGCACCTGCGTACTTTTCGTTTTTATCAGCATTTTGCTTAGGAGGAATAACAATATTCCTCCTCTTTAAATAGTTGTAAATGATATTGTCCCACATACGGACTTGATAAAATACATCATTATAATTTACTTTAGCATCATAAGCCATCGTCAAGGCAAGTTCAATAAGTTTCATCTTATCTTCTAACCTATCGACAAGTTCTACGTCAACAATGTTGTATTCAATAAACTTCTGCCAACCCTTTGTATAGAAATCTTTAAACGTATCAAACTCAGAGTGATCTAGTTTCTTCTGCCCTAATTCTACACTGGCAATGTAATCAAGACGATATGACTCTTGCGCTTTATAAGTAAACTTCTTGTACAGATCAAGGTAATCTAGTTGACATACACCACCCACATCAAATGTGATATGCTTACGTCCTTGGATGTAAGTTTCACCTTCGCTCACAAGTCCCCATGGAGAAAAACGTTTCATGAGTTTCTCGCCAAGAACTCTATCCAAACGCTTACAGATGTATGGAATATCAAATAGTTGAATATTCCAACCTGTGATGACATCAGGAACATCTTGCATCCAATAATTAATAAAACTATTCAGAAGGCTGTGCTCATCAACACAATGATGATATGTGACATTCTTTTGTCTATTAATAAAAGGTTTGACTCCCCAAGTAACTATTTGCTTAGTCGTATAATCTTGAATTGTAATCGCAAGGATTTGTTCTGATGCAGATTCAACGTCAGGAAATCCTTTTTCGGCAGTTGTCTCAATATCAAGAGTCACAAGTTTAATCTGACTGATGTCAAACTTAATCTCATCCTCAGGATACTTTTCTGAAATGTATTGATAGATATATCTTTCATTTCCGAAGATAGAAAAATTATCAATATCTTTATACTTTTTGTAGAACTCACGACAGTCGCGAACACTACCCGGTTGAATAGATTCTACACTCTCACCATTCAGCGTATTGAACTTGGTTTCTCTTTGACTCTTAACAAAAAGAGTGGGACGAAACTCACTATCTCTAAATTCAAATCGTTTACCATTCTCAACTCCCCGAACGAGAAACTGATTACCAATCAACTGAACATTAGTGTAAAATTTCATTTAGTAGTTTCTAGGTACTTTTCAAGCAGTGTTGGCATGGGATCAGCAAGGGTAATCATCTTATCCGAACTAATCATAAACATATCTTGCATGGTATGATCCACCATCCATGGAGAGAGCATGTTACCCTCACATATCTCCATAGGATTGATTAACTTACAATCAGGTTCACCAACATCGGCACCTACCTCCTCAATCTCACTAATTAGTCTGTCGCTGTTCGTCAGCAGAATCACTTTGATTACTTTGTTCATTTCCGATTACATCCTCTACATACATTTCTTTAAGTTTTTGTTTTGGTTCAACAATAGTAACCACCCATTCTACAGGAAGAGGGATCACATTGTCCTCAGCAAGAGGACACCAGGGGTAAAGTGAAATGTTGAACGCAGCTTTTTTATCCTCCCCTTGTTCTTTCTCTGCATTCAAAATTTTGACGACACATGGTTTGTCCAAGAAATATCCAAGGACTTTACGATCTGCGTCTTCACCAACTGCCATCTCACTAACATCAGCAATAATGTCCTCGCCGGACTTTAACAGCAATAGTTTTACAGTCATTTTTGGTTTGTTCCTCCATACATTCTAGCAATAAAAAAGAGGGGCGTCAACTGGATTTGGCCAGTTGCCCCTCCGTCTACGACGACGATATTCAATTATATTTAGATATAATCTTTCCGGGCATGATGCTCAGGAATTACCTTCTTCACAGTTATTGAGAGAAGTCCGTCCACAAATATAACATTGGTAACTTCAGTACCTTCAGCAAGTGTCCAAGATCGTTCAAAGTTTCTTTGTGCTAAACCTTTGTGGACATATGTTCCTTCTTCTTCAGATGATTCTTTCTCTCCTTTAATAGTCAATTTTCCATACTCAGTAAAAGCATGTACTTCTTTTTCCTTAAATCCTGCTAGTGCAACTTCTAATCTAGTTTCAATATTGTTTAACTGAATTACATTATATGGAGGATAATTACTTGATGCTCCTTCAACTACTTTATCAAAGTAATCATTCATGCCAATAGCATTTTTATTCAGTTTTTCCATAAGCGCAGTCATATCTGCCACGCGATACCGTGATAGTTCTCCCATTTAACTCCTTTTAAAGCGAGGTTTTGTTGTGTGTACCCTTACGGCGTACATACTAATTATACAAGAAAGTATAAAAAAGGGGGTGTGGTTAACCCCCTATTCGTTTAATACTTTACAATAATTACACTCAGGATCAAAAGGAAGATTAAGAGATCGGCAATCTGCTCGCAAATTAAAAGCGATAGATGTTTTTCTATTACCTCTATTGGCAGGTGATGTATGAAAAAGGTGTGAAGGGAATAAAATTATATCACCCTCCTTTGCATCTACTTGAAATGGATTGAAATCTGTGGGGACACAAAATCTTGTAGAGGAAGAGTTTTCATCTAACTCTAAAAAATAAACTCCACTGAAAGAAGTGTTATGAATATGCCATCCATGATAATCATTATCATTGTACTGTTGATACCAGATGTTTGTGAGATCCATGGTATCGTATCCCATAGACTTAATCATGGGAGAAATAGTAGAAATGATACTAGGTATTGCTAATTGTGCCCATTCTCTTTCCCAATTATCTCCCTGGTTATAATCTAATTTACTAATACCAGGTTCACCAATATCACCTTCTTTAGTAATAAGATCTAAAAGTGGATCTTTGAGTTCATCATGATTATTAATTCTTTCTATAAAAATATAATCATCAATTCTAACTTTCTTCACTTTTACTTTTTTTTCCAATATTATATTTTTGTTCAAGACACCAATCTGCTTTATCTTTGTAAGATAAAACTTTAATTTGATTCAAAGGTGCAATGTCAAGAACGGTATCTTCATGTACGATTGAAATAAGTCCCCAATCACATAGAAGGCGAACAATACGATTGCGACGTTGAACATCATTCAAAGAAAGGTTTGCAATTTTGCCGTCTAAAGCGAACAATTCTTTAAAATGAACAATAAAATACTTACCTTGTTTATGAAGAATGTGGCAAGATTGATAGAGTTTTTTCTCTTTCCTAGAGGCAACTCCAATTCTTGTTAATGTTTCTCTAACTTTAAGGAAATCGTCAGGCTCATTGAGCAAGACTTCAATCATCTGATCCTGAGTCCAGTGATATTGAGGTTCCACCGTATTACTCATCTTATACCTCCAATGTCAAGTCGTTTTTTAATAAAATTAATCTGTTCGATAGTCAGGATTTTTAGAGCTTGACATGCCTTCTCATTACTATAACCATAGTATTGTTTGACACTTTCGAGATCCGTGACTTTATCCTTACGGAGCCAGGGAGAAAATCTCTTCTTTTTCCTCAGACTATTTAGATAAAATGAATATTGAATATCTTTATCAAGAAAGTGATACTTATTCATCTCATTAGCGAACAATACACAATCAAGATGTCCGGATAAACAACGATTGATAATATACGGAGGATAAGATTTAATGTGTTCTGATAGATCTTCCTTATTGAAGTTGATTGAATTAAGCCAGTCTTTGAGTTCCATTATCTAATAATCTCCAAATCAACTCCAGGTTCCCAAATTTCAAGTTGTGTTCTTACTCTCTCTTGAGATTGCAACTTTTCATATCTCTTAGTTGCTTTCTTCTTCCACCAAGTAATTGCCTCATCCATTGAGTGTTCAAACTTACCAAAGTAATATCTTTTCTTCTCCGTCAATGTTTTTGCATGTTCAATACAAGCATTAAACTGATTGAGTTTATCTTTGTCCGTTAAAGACTTGCGAATAATAGAAATCATCTTGGTTTGAATTTTAAGTTTTTTGGATGACTTGTCTGCAGAAATCAAGCGTTCTCCACCGTTGCGTTCGTTAAACCACCAGAAAAAATTACGGAACTCATCATCATGGAAGAGTGGAAGGAAGTTGCTCTCAGTGTCTCCTATGTGCCGTAGAAAGGGTTTAAGTCCGTCATACATGGATACACCCTTGGTAGTTCCATAGAGAGATGTTGTCTCAAAGTATTTAAGATCTGTGCCGTACTTATTATCAAACTGTTCCTTGAGTTCCTTAGAACATGCTAAGAGAGCTAGTAATTTTCCACCTAAGTAATTGTACCCAAAAGGTTGAGTTGGAACAATATTGAACCCCATGACAAAGTGAGCATTGATATCAGAAAGCGGAAGGACTTTATCAAAGTAATTATTTCTTGGTTTACTATTAATAGTAGGAGATCCAAACCTAACAACACCAACAACTTTGTCAGTATTTGTTTCCACAACGATCCACTTATGAGTTCTGCCAGGAATTGCTTCCTCAATAGGATTAGACGCTGTAAGATTTAAAGTTTCAGAATACAACCATTGATTATATTTTGATGCCGTCTTCGGATTAGTATCAACAATATGAACTTCAAAATTCATATCATTTGGATGCATATTAAATAAATTAAAAAATTCGGATTCTGCACCAAACAATGATCCAGGCCTATCTCCAATCCGATCTTTTTTTACAAAACGAAGGTAATCATCAATACGATTAAACTGAGTATAATAGTTTATGAATTTATCAGCAGCATAAACCGCATCATCCTCAGTCAATATCATTTGAATTCACACTCCATACATTATAATGAAAATATGCATTGGCAACCATACCAGACATGGACAACCAATATACCATGATAAGGGCCATACCAATTTTATTTGGAATACCTGTCATTTGAATTCACACTCCACCATGATCTCAGTCAAACAAGCAAGCATATTTATTTCCTGATCCGCCACAAATGCCATCTGATACTGATACTTAGCAAGAGTAAGCACAGCAGCAGGAATACTATTCGGAACCATGGAATCATAACAAGCATCGTAAATACGACGCAATAGGACAGAAGTATCATTGTCCAGGTTATTGACAACCCATTTACGTACTTCGGAAAAATCTTTTTCCTTAAGTTTCTTAACCAAATCATTGACTTTTACATCACTAAATGTTGCAAGAATGCCAGGATCAATAGTACCAGAAGAAGAATATCTCTGACACTCATTAAGAACACGTCTCCAATCTGGGAAGTGTTTGTTAATCAGTTCTACCAGGACCTTGTTATCATATTTAACACCTTCTGTATCCAAGATTTGTTGGATACGTTTGAAGAAGAGGGCTGCGATGGCAGGTTTGTTTTTACCTCCGATTCCGAATTCGATAACCGTTGTGCGGGAATGAAGTGGTTCGAGAATTTTGTTTTTGAAGTTGCAGGTAAAGATGAATCTGCAGTTGCCACTAAACTCCTCAATAAACGCCCGTAAGAGGAGTTGTAC